GCACGTTTGCCGGGGCAGGAGGTTCATCGCTTGGCTATCGGATGGCTGGCTTCAAAGTATTATGGGTTAATGAATTCGTGGCCGCAGCGCGGAACTCCTACCGGGCCAACGCAGAGGATTACACAATCATCAACGCAACCGACATTCGCAAACTATCACCGGAGGCAATTCTGAGTGAGGCAAAAATTGAACCGGGTCAAATAGATGTGCTTGATGGCTCACCTCCCTGCGCGTCATTCTCTATGAACGGCAACCGCGATATTGATTGGGGCAAGGTCAAAACCTACAGCGACAAGGGCCAGCGCACTGATGATCTCTTTTTTGAATTCATCCGTATTCTGGAAGGCATAAAACCAAAAATTTTTGTCGCAGAGAATGTATCTGGCCTAGTGGCCGGTCGTGCAAAGGGATATTTTCTTGAGATACTGGAGGCGATGAAGTCTGCGGGATATACAGTTGAAGCACGGTTGTTAGATGCCAAGTGGCTTGGGGTACCACAGAACAGGAGGCGTTTAATTTTTATTGGTGTGCGTTCTGACCTTGAAATCAAGCCAGTATTCCCAAAGCCATTCAGTTACCGGTATTCTGTAAAGGATGCGTTGGAGGACAAGGCAGGATTACTGCCGCCTGAACCTGAAACATCTATGGAGGGTTATGCTATTGAAGGTGAGGCAAGAAAGCTGAAGATGGGTGGGCGATCACAAAAATACTTTAACCTCAGTCGTGCTGCTGATTATTTACCGTGCCGAACTATCTGCGCGTCATGGGGTCACGGTGGCGTGGCATCTGTTTTCCACCCTACTGAATTCAGGAAATTCTCAATCAGCGAGGTGAAGAGACTTTGCTCATTCCCAACGGATTTCAAATTAACAGAGGGTTATAAAAAACAATGGGAGCGACTTGGGCGTGCAGTACCCCCTTTAATGATGAAGGCAATCGCACAGACAATCAGAGATAAAGTTTTGCAAAGGATAAAATGAAGATACCTACCGAATGGACATTCAAAAACAAAGAGGTGGCAGAGAATTTTGACAAGCACGTTAATGAGCAGCTGCCGTGGTATTCATTAGCCACGCAAGCTGTCGCTCACGTTTGCCGTCACTACTTGCCCAAGGGTGGAAAGGTCTATGACATTGGCGCGTCAACAGGGAATATCGGGCGCGCACTAGCTCCAGTCCTTGAGGAGCGTAATGCTTGGCTCATAGCTATTGAAGAATCTGAAGAAATGGCTACGCAATATGATGGGCCGGGAGAATTAAAAAATTGCAAAGCTGAAAACTATCCCTTTGAAGAATTTGACGTTGCTGTTTGTTTTTTAGTCCTGATGTTTTTACAGCCGGGGACAAGGGTAAAACTGATTAACCTGTTAAGGAAAAAATTGAGGCCGGGGGGTGCCATTATCATCTTCGATAAAGTGGAAGCACCAGAGGGATATTTTGGGACTATCCTGCGCCGCCTCACTATGTCGTGGAAATTACAGAACGGTGCGACAGCAGAGGATATTGTGCGCAAGGAGTTGAGCCTGTCGGGGATACAGCGACCAATCCACGACAGGATACTGGGCCCAACGGCAAAAAGATTTTTCACCTTTGGCGAATTTGCCGGGTGGGTAATAGAGGCAGAAGAATGTCAAAATTGATTTCAGAGTCAGACGCAGAAAAGGTTTTACGCAAGAACCTTGAAAACATTGTACGCAAGGCATCAGAGGGCAAGGTGCTAACCCGTGCAGAGCTTGAAATATTGGATGGTGTTATTGAGAAGCAAGAGGAAGGTGCGCCAAAGAAAATCCGTTCATGGACTGCTCTGGCAAAAGTTTTAGGTGTATCACGCAAAACGGTTTGGGATTTACGAGATAATCAGAATGGCCCAAAAGTCATGGAGGTACAGCCGTGGTTGGATTTTCTTGAGCGGCGTGCGAATGAATCACCGCACTGGCAAAATGAGAATAATCAGTCAGAGGAAATGGTTGAGATACGCACCAAGTTGCTCCGGGCCCAAGCAGGCAAGGAGGAAGCAACGCGCAAGCTGCGTGAACTTGAATATGAGCGTCAGCAAAAAGAATTGGTGCCAATGTCTGAGGCCAGAGATGTGATCAAAAAAGTGTTAGCACCACTCAGGGGATTACTTGACGCGCACCCCAAATCCTGCGCGGTACAGGCTAACCCATCTGACCCGCAACTTGCTGAGGAAGCAATCAGGGAGGATTTGGAAAAGATTTTCGATCTGATTCAACAGCACCGCGATGATTAGCCTACAGCATTACGCTTTCAATTTCCTGCTGAGGAGCAAGAAACAATCAGTGATTGAATGGGCAAAAAGCAACGTGGAACTGTCACCGCGTATCACTGAACAGCCGGGGCCATATTCTACCCGGCTACATCCTTATGCTAATGAGATTCTGGAGGCAATCGCCAATCCCTATGTCAAGCGCATCAGTCTTTGCTGGGGATCGCAGACGAGCAAGACAACGACTTTTTACATTATGCTGGGGCACGTTATTGATCGTGACCCGCGTGCTATCCTCTGGGTGTTCCCCAATTTATCCCTCTGCAAAGCATTTAGTTCAGAGAGGTGGCAACCCTTCTGCCGGGAATCAAAAGCACTGGTGAAGCATCTGCCGCGTTATATGGACGGGTCAGTGGATGAAGATAGGTTCACGCTGACGAAACAGGAATTCAGTCGATGCACGATGAATCTTGTGGGGGCCGGCAGCGCGGCCAACGTGCGCAGCTATCCTGTCAGCGTCTTGGTGCTTGATGAGATTGATGTCATTGATGAGCGAACCCGGCGTGAGTGTATGGACCGAATCAAGGGCAAGCATGATTACAAGGTGCTGCAATCCTCCACCCCGGTAACTGAACACGGTGGCATCTGGCAAGAGTTTATGGAGGGTGATCGCAGACGCTTTGAAATGCCATGTCCCAAATGCCAGGAGTCGATTTTGTTCAGGCTCAAGAATGATGACGGGGATCTGAATATTCAGTGGGATGCAAAAGCCAACCTGAAAGCAAATGAATATGACTTGGGGGTGGTTCAAAAGACTGCCTTTTATGTTTGTGAGAAATGCGGCGGCAAAATTGATGATGGTGATAAAACCAAAATGCTGCGCAAAGGAAAATGGACTGCGAGCAGTAGCAGCAGTGAATTGGGTTTCAGATCATACCACCTCAATTCAATTTACAGCCCGGTCATTACCTTTGGCCGGGTCGCGGTTGAATACCTCAAGGCAGCAGCCGCGCCGGGGGGAATGCAACCCTTTGTAAATGGTTGGCTGGCTGAACCCTATACACCGGCAGAAGGGTCGATTGATCCTGAGAAATTCAAAATTGTTGAACGCAAATACAAGCGTGGTGAAATCAAGGGTGATTACAGGATCATGGGCGTGGATGTTCAGCGGTCTGTATTTTATTGGGTCATCAGGGGATTTGACCGGGACGGCACAAGCTGGCTTGTCGATCATGGCACCGCAGTTACCTTTGATGATTTACAGTCACTTGCGGATACTTATGAAGCGGCATATGGGGTTATTGATACAGCTTACCGCACGCAGGAAATGTATGAAGAGGTGCATAACCGCTCACCCTTTTGGTTTGGGTGTAAGGGGTGGGAGCGATTGCCCCACCCCTACCGCATGACAAACGTTGACCCATTCAACCCGATCAAGGGGCAGAAGAAACAGAAAGGCAGCGTCAATTTACTGAACATAAACAAAGACGTTTGGCAGGGGGAACTTTTAAAGCGGCGCAACGGGACAAACCTGAACTGGTTTACATATCAGGATACTGACCCTGAATATGTGCGGCAGCTACTCTCAACGAATCACAAAGAGCGCACCGACAGAAAAGGTAAAGTGAAATGGGAGTGGGTCGTGGAGGGGCACAAGCAGGATCACTACTGGGATTGTGAAACATACATTCTCTGCCTTAGCCATGTCTTTGGTCTGGGCGGTGCGGTTATTCGCAAAGGCAAGGATTTGGCGGCCACTAATAAAGCACGGCCACAGAAGAAAAGACCGGCAACCCGCAAACAAAAAAAATCTATATGGTGACAAATTCACTAAGGGTAGAATGGGAGTTGCCCCAACATTCAAGCTGCGCACTGAGGGGTTTAATGCCTATTTACGTGAACTGAATAAACACACCAAAGGGGTGTCTTTCAAACGTGTGGTGGAGGGTGAATGCGGTGCGATCATGGCAACTGCCGCCTCAAGAACAAAAGCAGCAGACCCAAAGAAAATCACTGTCCGGTACAAAATTAATGAGCGGAGTGGCCCACCACCAAGGCCGTGGGAAAAGCGGCGGCGCAATAAGAAAGGCCAATTCACAAGCAGACCGGGGCCAAAAGGTCAACGTACAGGCCAGAATGAAAAGCTGGTAGATGCCATCGAAGTTGATGGGCGTTTACATTATACATCCAATTATTACCCGCAACAGATTTGGAGCAAGGTAAAGAAGGCACTGAAGGAAAAAGAAAAAGAAAAGAAAAAGCTGCGAATGTCTGGCAGGGCAACATGGTATCTGATCGCAAAAAAAGCTAAGTGCCCAACGCGCACTTTCAAAACGCTGGCCGGGATTCAAAAAGCTATCAAAGCTCAAAATGCAAAATTCAAGAGTGATAAAGTTGAAAATGGCACCCCGATTAAACGGACTTTTTCTTTTGCCATTCGCGTGGATAACAAGTCAACCGCTTGCCTGAATAGAAATGCCAGGGGCAGTCATGCAATCAGGTCAGCAATGGCCGGCAGACCTAAGTCAATGAAAGGCAACGTGAAGCGGGGGGTGTTTCAGGACGCCAAAAAACGTGCCCAGCAATATAA